GGATATTCTGTAGTTGGTGAAGACTTTATGCTTGCGACTGCTGCTGATATTGTTGCTGACCCTTCTGCTCCTGATGCTTTTGTGAATGGAATTATGGAAGGAAAAGAGTGGTGTTGGGAAGGTGGAATTCTCCGTGAAAGAGCCGCAGAGGCAGCAAAGAGAAAAATAAACACATTAGTAGACCAAAAACGTTTGGAAGAACAGAAAGTTGATCTGTTTCAAAACTTTTTATCAAATCTTTAAATTATAAATAAATAAAGATTAAACATATAGGTTAATCGGAGAGATCAAATGTCCCGTGGTAAAAATTTACAAGAAATGGAAACTGGCACTAAACAATCTAAAACTGCTGTAAATGCTGGTGCAAAAGCAGCAGACCCAATGAAGAAGTTAACCACAGGTATTCCTGATGGTCAAACTGGTAGTTGGGAAGATCTTGGAGGACCAACTCCAGAGAACTACAAACCAGATGATGATTCTGCAAAACTTTCAACTCCTGGTGCAACTCTTAAGCAAGTTAAGAATGTTGTAAATAAGGGTGCAAAAGCAGCAGATGCTATGAAAACCCTTGCTAAAGAATCGGTCGAAGAAGATGAGGATGAAGAACTCATTGATGATGAGACCGAATATGACGAAGATGAAGTAGTTTCTGAAGCAAAGAAAAAGTCTTCCGAAGAAGATGATGAAGAAGATGATGAAGAAGATGAAGATGAAGATAGTGAAGAAGATGATGCTGAGGACGAAAAAGAAAAGGCAATGAAAGAGGCATTTGCCCAAATCGAAGAAGAAATCGAAGAGGATGTAAATGCACTTCTTTCTGGTGAAGAACTCTCCGAAGATTTTAAGGTAAAAGCAAAAACAGTTTTTGAAGCTGCTTTGAATGCCAGAACCGAACAAATTGAAGAAGCAATTGCTTATCAATATGAGCAAAAACTTGCCGAAGAATTAGAAGAAATCAGAGAAGATTTAACTGACCGTCTTGATGCATACCTTGAGTATGTTTCAGAAGAATGGTTACAAGAAAATGCTCTAGAAGTAGAGCAAGGACTTAAGACTGAAATGACAGAATCATTCCTTGCCGGAATGAAGAGTCTTTTTGAAGATCATTATGTAACAATCCCTGAAGATAGATATGATGTACTTGAGAGTATGGTAGAAAAACTTGATGAAATGGAGAATAAACTCAACGAGCAAATCGAAAAGAATGTTGCTCTGAATAGAAGATTAGCTGAGTCGGTTACTGAAGTAATCTTTGCCGAAGTCTCTGAAGGTCTTGCACTTTCACAGAAGGATAAACTCGCTTCTCTTGCTGAAAATGTTGAGTTTGATAGTGAGTCAGACTATCGTGAGAAACTGGTAACATTAAGGGAATCTTATTTCCCCAGAAACACTGGTACTCAAAGAGACAACTCGGATTACATTGCAGAGGAAACTGATTATTCGCAACCAGTATCTGGTTCGATGGAGTTCTATCTCAATGCACTCCAAAGAGTTTCCAAAAAGTGATTTTTAAATTATAACAATCAAACTAAAACTTTTTAAAAGAGGTAAAACAAATGCAAATGTTCAACGCAGAACATCTGCAGGAGAAGTGGGCACCACTCCTTGACTATCAGGGACTTGATGGAATTAAAGATTCACATCGTAGAATGGTAACCGCAGTTCTCCTGGAGAATCAAGAAAAATTCCTTCGTGAGGAAAGAGAATTCCTCGGCGAAGCATCTTATGCAACTACTGGTGCCACTGCTGCTGGTACTGGTTTCGCAGGACAATCAACCGCAGGTGGACCAGTTGCAGGTTTCGACCCTGTTCTGATTTCACTCATCCGTCGTTCAATGCCTAACTTGGTCGCATATGACCTTGCAGGTGTTCAACCAATGAACGGTCCTACAGGACTCATCTTCGCAATGCGTTCACGTTATACCAATCAAACTGGTGCTGAAGCATTCTTCGATGAAGTTGATTCCACATTCTCTGGCAGAAAGGGCAATTCATCTCAGTATGCTGTTGACCCAACAGTACAAGCAAACGTAGGTTTCGGTACTACTGCTTCACAAACTGGTAGCAACCCTGGTCTTCTTAATGCTGCTGGTACTTCCCAGCAAAGTTATAACGTCGGTGGTGGTATGGCCACCTATGACGCAGAAAGACTTGGATCTGGTGGAGGTGCTGAAAGCTTTAACGAAATGGCATTCTCAATCGAGAAAGTCACCGTTACTGCAAAGTCAAGAGCACTCAAGGCTGAGTACTCACTCGAACTCGCACAAGACCTCAAGGCAATCCACGGTTTGAATGCTGAAGCGGAATTGGCAAATATTCTCTCAACAGAGATTCTTGCTGAAATCAACCGTGAAGTTATTCGTACCATCTATAAGACTGCTGAAGCTGGTGCTCAGTTCAACACTGCTACTGCTGGTACTTTTGACCTCGACGTTGACTCCAACGGTCGTTGGTCAGTTGAGAAGTTCAAGGGTCTTATCTTCCAAATCGAGCGTGATGCTAACGCAATCGCACAAAGAACTCGTCGTGGAAAGGGCAACATCATTATGTGCTCATCTGACGTTGCTTCTGCACTTTCGATGGCTGGTCTCCTTGACTACACCCCTGCACTCAATGCAAACCTTAACGTAGATGATACTGGCAATACTTTTGCTGGTGTTCTCAATGGTAAGTATAAAGTTTATATTGACCCATATTCGGGTGGTGCTGGCAACCCAGCAACTGGTGCAACTGGTGGTCAATACTACGTTGTTGGTTATAAGGGTTCTTCCCCTTATGATGCAGGTCTCTTCTATTGTCCTTATGTTCCTCTCCAAATGGTTCGTGCCGTTGGTGAGAACACCTTCCAACCAAAAATCGGATTCAAGACTCGTTATGGTCTTGTTGCTAACCCATTTGCCGAAGGTAAGCTTGATTCTGGTGCTGCTACTGCACTTGGTCAAATCTCGACCAACTCAAACCGTTACTACAGAAGAGTGCAAGTCCAAAATCTTATGTGAGTTTCTTTTCACATTTTTCGAGGGTCCGAAAGGACCCTTTTTTTTATGCCTATAAATAAAAATAAAAATGGCTTCACCCTCGTTATCAAATCAAATTGGAAATAAAAACTACTTATCTCCATTAGGTTTTAAGTTTGTATTATCAAAGTATCCAAAAATTGATTTCTTTTCTAATTCCGCAGAAATACCTGGAATTAATCTTGGTGTAGCAATTCAACCTACTTACTTAAAGGATATTCCAATTCCTGGTGATAAGATTTCTTATGATGATTTTAATTTAAAATTTTTTGTTGATGAAAATTTAGAAAATTATCTTCAAGTCCATAACTGGATACGAGGTCTTGGATATCCAGAAAGTGTTGCGGAATACCAAGAGTTTCTCAATCAAGACCCATACAATCCAGGAGTTCAGGATGCATCTTCCGGTCAATCTGATGGAAGTTTAATTATTTACAATAGTAATTACAATCCAGTAGCAACAGTTAGTTTTAAAGGTCTATTTCCAACATCACTTTCTACAATTAATTTTAATGCATCTAATGATGACGTTCAATATGTAACGGCAGAAGTCAATTTCAAGTATACTTTATATGATATAACAACTTATTGAAATTATGAACCTTGATGAAATTCAATCATTATGGGAGCAAGATTCAATTATAGACCAAGATAATCTACACGATGAGTCTATCAAAATACCTGCTCTTCACGCAAAATATTATAAACTTTATAACAACATACTTCTTCTCCGAAAACTAGAAGAAAACAAATACAAGATTTTAAAAAAAGAAAAATGGATGTATTACTCTGGTAAGGCAGAACCAGAAGTATATAAAGAAAAACCATTCGACCACAAGGTTTTAAAGCCAGATATAGATAAGTATATGGATGCCGACGAAGACTTAATTAAGTCAGTATCCAAAATAGATTACTACCAAACAATGATTAGTTATTTGGAAAGTATATTAAAGACAATCTTAAATAGAACTTACCAAATAAAAAATGCTATTGAATATATGAGATTTACAGCAGGATATGGATAATATTATTATACAAAAAAAGAACGAAATTTATTTAAAAGTTGAAGCAGAACCACACATTCACCAAGAATTGTCCGAGTATTTTACTTTTGAAGTTCCTGGTGCAAAGTTTATGCCACAATATAGAAGCAAATATTGGGATGGAAAAATAAGACTTTATAGTAATCATACTGGTGAAATCTATGTTGGTCTTTTGGATAAATTAGTTGCTTGGGCTAAAAAATGCGAATATACAGTAGAGTTCAAAGATAATAAATTTTATGGTTCTCCATTTGAGGAGAATGAAATGATTTCTATGGAGGGTGTCTCTGATTATATGAAGAGCATCTCAAGACACGAACCAAGGGATTATCAAGTAAATGCTGTATATGATGCTTTGAGATATAATCGTAAACTTTTGATTTCTCCAACTGCTTCTGGTAAATCTTTGATGATTTACTCGATTGTTAGATACTTTGTAGAAAAAGAACATAATATTTTACTGATTGTTCCTACCACTTCATTGGTAGAACAAATGTATAAAGACTTTGATGATTATGGATGGAATGCCGAAGAGCATTGCCATAAGATTTATTCTGGTAAAGAAAAATCTACTAATAAAAGTGTAGTCATTACGACTTGGCAATCAATTTATAATCTTCCTAGGTCTTTCTTTGAGAATTTTGATGTGGTGATTGGAGATGAGGCACATCAATTTAAATCCAAATCTTTGGTTGGTATTATGACGAAGATGGATAACGCAAAGTATCGTTTTGGTTTCACAGGTACTTTGGATGGTTCGCAGACTCACAAGTGGGTTCTAGAGGGTTTATTCGGTCCCTCATACAAGGTTACACAAACAAAGGAACTTATCGAAAAAGGTTATCTATCAAAACTACAAATTAAAGTTCTTTTATTGAAACACAATCAACATCAATTTAATGAATATGAAGAAGAAATACAATATCTAATCACTCACGAAAAAAGAAATAAGTTTATTAAAAACTTATCTTTGGATTTGAAAGGAAATACTTTAATTCTTTTTAATCGTGTTGAAACACACGGTCAACCTTTATATGAGATGATAAATAGTTCAGCAGCAAAAGACAGAAAAATATTTTTTGTTTACGGTGGTGTTGATGCTGAGGAAAGGGAAAAGGTAAGAGAAATTACCGAAAAAGAAAACGATTCAATTATCGTTGCTTCATACGGAACATTTAGTACTGGCATTAATATTAAAAATCTTCATAATATTGTCTTTGCTAGTCCAAGTAAATCAAGAGTAAGAAATTTACAATCTATCGGTAGAGTTCTTCGTAAAGGAGAGAACAAGAACAAAGCAGTTCTTTATGACATTGCAGACGATATTACTTACAAATCAAAAAAGAATTACACTTTAAATCATTTAATTGAAAGAATTAAAATTTATAATGAAGAAAAGTTTAATTATGAAATTATACAACTAGACTTTAAGAAATAAATGGAAGAAGATTTTTATGCTATCATTAAATTAATATCAGGTGAGGAAATACTTTCTAAAGTTTGTCCTTGTGATGAAGAAAATAGGATTATATTAATTTTAGATAATCCTATCACTATGGAATCCATAACAATCCGTAAACTTGGAATATCAACTATCAAAGTAAGTCCGTGGATAAAGTTTGCCGATGACAGTATGTTTGTGATGGATATGGAAAAAGTAATAACAATGACAGAAATAACTGATGAAGATTTAATTAAAATACATCAAAAATTTGTTAGAGAGAAAAATAAAAAGTCCAATAAAAGTGAACTTACTTCTAAAATGGGATACTTATCTTCTATATCTGATGCCAGAAAATCCTTAGAGAAGATTTATAAATCCAATTAAAGATATAATTTATCTTCAACCCTAACAGAGTGATTATAGTCATATTGTTTATAGTTGTCAACTATTGCTATTGTGTGTTATAATAAGGAAAAGTAATCAGTTATGCCAATTTCAAAAATGAATAAAGTAAAGAAAAATCCACATTATGTAAATAATAAAGATTTTCACGATGCACTGATAAATTATAAAATTAAAGTAAATTCTGCAAAAGAAAAGGGTCTTCCCAATCCAGTGATTCCAAATTATCTCGGTGATTGTTTTTTGAAAATTGCTACACATTTATCATATCGTCCAAACTTTGTAAATTATATGTTTCGTGAAGATATGATTTCTGATGGTGTTGAAAATTGTGTTCAATATATTAATAACTTTGATGTAGAACGCACAAATCCCTTTGCTTATTTTACGCAAATCGTTTATTATGCTTTCTTGCGTCGTATTCAGAAGGAAAAAAGACAGATGGAAATCAAAGAAAAGATTCTCGAAAAAAGTGGTTTCGATCAGGTCTTTTCTGTTGATGGTGATGCCTTTAGTTCTTCTGACTACAATACAATTAAAGAAAACATTCAAATGAAACAATATCAATGAAGATTGGATTGATAACAGATACTCACTATGGGTTTCGTAAAGCAAATAAGCCATTTCACGAATACTTTGCTAAATTTTATGATGAAATATTTTTTCCATCATTAAAGAAAAACAAAATCAAAACAGTTATTCACTTGGGTGATGCTTTTGATAGTCGTAAGGGTATTGATTACTGGGCTCTTGATTGGGCAAAAGAAAATGTTTATGATAAATTTCAAGATTTAGGAATTACTGTTTATAATATTGTGGGAAATCACGATGCTTATTATAAAAACAGTAATGAAATCAATGCGATAGATACACTTCTTCAGCAATATTATAATGTAGTTAGAGTTTCTAAACCAACAGAATATATTATCGAAGGAATGAAAACAGTCCTTCTTCCTTGGATATGTGCTGATAATGAAAAAGAAACTTTTGAACTTCTTGAAGAAACAGAAGCAAAGATAGTTTTCGGTCACCTTGAACTAAATGGATTTGCGGTTTATCCAGGACACGTTCACGAAGAAGGATTAGACAAAAAAGTATTTGAA